CCTGTCTTAGGATCATAGGTAGTTCCGAACAAAGAACCAGTAACACCATAAGGTGTAAACTGACCAACCATGTTAGCAGCAGTTTGACCTACATTCATCAAACCTTGTTGTGCTGTACTTCCTAATGTTTGTGTGTAAGGAAGAATACCTTCAGCAATTTCTACTTGACCTAACCTAGCTGCTGCTCCCGCTGCATCATACTGACCACCTAACTGATTAGCTAAGTTAGTGTATTCTGTTTGAGTTAATTTACCTTGCTGACGTAGCTTGTCAGCAGCATCCTGGATCATTGCTAAGTTAGCACCAGAGCTAATCAAACTACCCAGAACATTCTGTGCGTTAGTGTTCGTTAATCCTTGTAGTACGGTATTAGCTGCTGTGGTAAACAACGATGCAGGGTTAAACACTGTACTGGCAGCGCCAGTTGCAGCACCTGTAGCGGCTGTACCAGCACCAACACCAACACCTGTGGCAGCACCTGTAGCGGCTGTACCAGCACCAACACCAGCACCTGTACCAGCTCCTACTGCTGTACCGCCTAATGCTCCTGCGCCTGTAACCGTACCTGCTCCGGCTCCAGCAGCACCAGCGCCTTCTCCAAGAGCACCTAAGCCACCAAGCTCTGCTGCACCAGCGCCACCACCAAACAAGCCACCAGCAGCTTCCAATAAAGCAGGACCACCGATAACAGCAGCAGCACCTAAAGCAATCTGAGGAAGTGCGCTAACAAATCGTTGCCACATTGAACGATCTTCAGATACAACCTGACTTACTTGTCCTGTGATAGGATCTAAGACATCATATCGTTTATTATTACCTGATAGACCTGACTGATCTGTAGACATAGTGACTAGATTATCACCTGAAGGTCCAACAAGCCAATCACGCCCTTGGAAGTTAACTGGGTTGTATCGTGTCTCGTTACCGCCATCTAAGCTTTCTGTGTACCTAGCACTTTCGATAGCTCTCTGAGCAGGTGTTAACTGAGCAACCCTAGCTTGTTCAAACAACCAATCAATTTGCTGATCTTTAGCGCTTCTAACAACGGTTCCACTATCTTCTTGGAAACCCATCTGATCAGTAAATGTAGGTATGTTTGACTTAGCTGCAACACCTCTTTCAGCAAACCAAGCAGTATCTTCTGGTTTAATAACACCAAGACTAACTAAGTTATCTGTAGATATACCTACATCTTTGAAGAATTGAGCTTTTTGATCTGCCCCTAAGCTGCCCCAGTTAGCAGGAAGTATGTTCCTGATTTCCTCTTCTGTAAACATTATTCGTTGTCCTTAGGCGATTCTACCAGTTTTGAAAAAGGCATCGATTTGTTGAATAGACAATACATCAGCACTAATGTTGGCTTCAATACCAATCTGAAACACTCTACCAGAACCGCTTACTTGTTGTCTTAGTTGATTGATGATTGTTCCTGAATTGTACTCAGCTATGTTATACTCAGATATGTTGTATTCTGCTCTTGGCTGTCTTGATGGTAAAGCTATCTGAGCTGCTGAGTAGTTACCTGAATAGTCTGTACCCCAGTTTAAGAAGATATCAGTATTAGAGCCACCAATAACAAGCATGGCAAACTTCTTTAAGATCTTTAAGATAGAGGCGTTACCAGCATCAATGTGTGATGTGTAATAAGCAAACCTGAATGAACTGCCATTGTCAGAGTACAGAGCACCATATTCACCGATATAACCTACACGGCTGATGTATAGTTTCCTGTCTCTGGTGGACAATAACGACTTAGGAGCTATAGTCCAGGTAGTTGCTTTACAGCTACCATCTTGTAGTCGTTGTTTAAGATCAAAGCAATAGGTGTAGATCCTTGACGGTAAACTAAGTAGATAGAATCCGTTACGTTCATCGAACACAGATTTGATGTCATCAGTAGTTGCGTTAGTGATCACATCAACAATCAAGTCATCACGGACATTCCTTGATACATCGAACAATGGTCCTGATTTCTCTTGAATAGTTCTACCTAGACTACGTACACCTGTATCAGACAAGAAGAAGATATCACTACCTACATCTTGTACAGAATCTCTAGCAATACATCCTACACCATCAATAACCTCTACTAACTGAAGGTTTGTTGTAGGATCTTCTTCAGCACCAGAATAGATGATAGTGCTTTTCTTACAGAATATGATCAACAATCCGTTAAAGGCTGCTAAGGCTGTGATGCTGTCAGAGCCATTAGTTAAGACAGATTCAATGCTGATAGAACCATGAGTACCGCTACCACCACCCCATTTATAACCAATCAAAGCATCTGACCAAGTAACTGTCTTCTTATCTGTGGTGGTGTCAGCAACCCATAGACGACCGTAAGCTGCTAACACTTCATTGGCTAATGGCACAGTACCTGTATAACCAACAAAAGCTGACATCTTCTGCCATGTGTTACCAGCATGATCATACAATAGTGGATCATGACCACGTTGAAAGAAGTAAGTATGACTATTAAAGTTTACTGCTTTCCAGTTCTGTGCTGTCCAGGTAGCATCAGAGTAAACCTGAGTAAGTGTTGTCGTACCAGTGAAGATCTTCTTATCACCGATAGAACCGATAACTGTAGTACCATCAGACTTAACAATCTCAAAGATCAATGATGGTTCTTCACCGTTAAAACCTAAGGTAGTGTTAACGTTATCCCAACCTTTTCTAGCTGCAATACGACCATATTGGTCAATAACAGCATTCTCAGCACGAAGTGCAAACTCTTTAGGTAAAGCTACAGAAGAGTCTTGAGTATTGAGACCAGCAAAGCCTGGGGCAACAATACTTACTGATTGTAGCTCAGCAGCCATTATGACCACTCCCAGGTTGTTTCATCACCGTAACGCTCTGCTTCAATAGAGATATAAGAAGCCACTGCTTTACGGTATAGATCAGCTTGTTGTTCGCTTAAACGTCCACCATCTTCACCACGTTCATTGATAGCACGAAGATAAGCACCTTGGATAACTAACTCTGAAGGGACATAAACAACATCAGTACTAGCGGACAAATCAGCCTGTGGTATAACACAGTCTACCTTTACCGTTAGCACTGACGATGGGATAGGCCATAGATCAAGAGTAATAACACCAGTAGATGATGTGCTGTTACCAATAGAAAAATAAAAAGGATCTCCATTCACTGAACCTTGAAGATTATTCCATTCATGCATTTGATTCTGTGTAGCTTGCTGAAGATCTCTCTTCAGCGATGGAATATAAACCACTAACAACCTTGCTCTTGGGTTAGTGGTAGGTATTTCGTAGTTCTGTGTACCGCTAACAGTGGTGATTGTCTTTGTTGTACGAAGCACAGACCAGTTCCAAGCGTCTTCAACTTCTCTCTTAGCTTCATTAACAAAATCACCAATTAACTTAACATAGGCTGTATCAGTTGGCGTGATAGCCTCTGTCTCTCGTATACGGCGTAGAACACCATTGATGCAGTCTAAGAATGTAGCCATTACCATTTCACCTTATCAGCCCAGTACGCAGCAGACATCTTACCTTTAGCAATGTTCTTAGCGTGGCGAGCCTTGAATGATTTATTTCTAGCAGAACCTTCTGGAGAACCTGAAACACCTTGTTGACCGAACCGAATCGTCTTAACTTGATCACCGTCCTTTGCTACAACAATGTGGGATTTAGTAGGATGTGTTGGGGTTTTTTTAGGGCGATTATATCCAGACACTCCTGCTCTTTCCAGCCTAGAATCCTTTTTCATTTCTTCTTAGCAGTTTTTGCTGCCTCCTTAAATGCTTTTGCTGTAGGAGCACCTTTAGTGCCAGGTTTTCTCATCTTCTCACCAGAGCCTTCAGCGATACGCTTACGCTTGGCTTGGATGTTAGCGTATAGTCCTTCTTTCATTTCTTTTTCTTTGGCTTAGACATACCAGCTTCAGACAAAGCAATAGCAACTGCTTGCTTACGAGACTTAACCACAGGACCACCTTTGCCACTGTGTAGAGTACCTTCTTTGTACTCTCTCATAACTTTACGTACTTTAGCTGGTTTCTGTTTCATGACGGATAACCCATCTTCTTCTCTTTAGCCTTCATAGCCTTAGACTCTTTCTTCTCATGCATCTTCTTTGCTTTCTTTGATGCATACTCTTCAGCAGCTTTTTTACCTTTAGCTGTGTAAGGAAACTTCTTATTCGCTACCATCGGCATTTTTATTCCCCTTGTTACGTCTAAACATACATTGAACGGTATCTGTTTCCCATATACGAATAGCAGTCCACATAATCGTTAAGATTGCAGCTATTGCTGGTAGCAGTTCAGCCAAAGTCCCCACCACAGTGAGGATTGAGATAGCATCTCCAACTTGTTTGACATGTTCATCAGCTTGGAGAGCCATGTTTGTTGTCCTTAGGTCTCATGTTAAGGATTAACTAAATAAGCAGTACCTACCGCAATAGCTTGATTCACAGCAGATAAATCAAAACTATCAAACCAACCTTTTGCTACCATCAACTCAAGATGGTCAACATTACGCTTTACACAATCTTTCTTTTCATTAACACTGCCTGAAATCATTTGAGTACCGGCAACGATGGCGTTGATGAGATCCACCGAGTCACCCATTGCTGCGAAGTGACGGTCAAGTTCTGCTTGGCTGGGTACTTCTTGAATAACTTCAGACATGATTAAGCTCCTTTGAGGGTTGCGATTTCAGCCTCTGCTGCTTGAAGGCGTGTGTTAAGTTCTTTGATGGCGTTAAGCATGTGCCAGAAAATTTCATCTGTGTTTACAGACAGGACACCTGTTGACTGCTCTTCAACACAGTCTGGACATACTTGTTGAAGTTCCTGAGCAATAACGCCAAGTTGAATGCCTGATTTAACAACGGCCTGATTTGATGGTAATTCAGTAACTTCATCTGGCGTGCGATATTCAAAATTCCGCACTCGGATTTGACTAATGACATCAATGCCTTCGTTGTTATCAACAATGTTCTTTTTTAATCGGGAGTCGGATACGGTGTCCCAAGTGGTGATGTTTTTTCCGTTATAAGTGGCCCCGCTATTTGCGCTAATAAATGCTGTGCTGTCCCCTTTACCTACAATATTGTTACCGTTTAGCCGTCCAATTAAAACTGTATAACCGTCAGTTGCTGCATTGGGAACGGCACCCTCACCAATAATAGTGTTCCCAACGCCCGTAGTTATGTTGGCTCCGGTGCCATTACCAATCGCCACGTTAGCGTTAGATGTTGTAAGACCACCTAATGCGTTAGTACCAACTGCCGTATTATTTGCTCCTGTCGAACACGCATCCAACGCTCCATAACCAATAGCGACGTTATTTGTGCCGGTGGTGTTGGCGAAGAGGGCTTGGTAGCCCATTGCAGTGTTGTTAGAGGCGGTGGTGTTATTGCGTAAAGCGTCGTGACCCATAGCGACGTTGTTACTTCCCGTCGTGTTAAAGCGCATGACGCTAACACCAAGGCAGTGGTTGTAATTGCCTGATGTATTACTGTATAACGCGCCATTACCTACGGCAGTGTTTTCTGTGCCGGTGGTGTTGGTGGTGAGGGCTTGGTAGCCGATTGAGGTGTTGTAAGAGGCGGTGGTGTTGGCGTTTAATGCGTAGGCACCAACAGCAATATTTTGTGTTCCGGTAGTGTTGGCGTAGAGGGCTTGATGGCCAATAACCGTATTAAATGTTCCTGTACTATTTGTGATGAGCGCCTGATACCCAATGGCGATATTAGGCTCACCTACCGTATTTCCCCCAAGCGCATCTCTTCCTATTGCAATATTATTACTAGCAGTCGTGTTCGCATCCAACGCTTGATAACCAACAGCGACGTTATTTGTGCCGGTGGTGTTGGCGTAGAGGGCACGATAACCGACCCCAACGTTGTTTGCTCCGGTTGTATTTGATGCTCCTGCTTGATAGCCTAGCAAGGCATATGAGCTTGCATCTGTTCCACCATACACCGTCCCCAGTGTGGTGGGCGTGGCAGCGGAGACTGATGCTGTGTTTGAAAGTGTGCCAGCAGACAAAGATAGTCCACTACCAACAGTTACGTTACTGAAACCACCACTACCATTGTTAGCTAATAACTGTGCTGAAGTACCTGTTGTAGCAGCGGCATAGTCTGTTCCAGCAGCAGCATTGCTAAAGCCTCCTGTACCGTTTCCTTTTAAGATTGCTGTACCAGATGTTGCTGGTGCATAATCAGTACCGGAAGCAGCATTAGAGAAACCACCACTACCGTTACCTTTAAGAATACTTGTACCACTAGTCGCTGGTGCATAGTCTGTTCCAGCAGTTGCTGTAGTGATTGCGGACGTACCAGCACCTTTCAACAAAGCACCAGAACTAAAGGTAGTAGCACCTGTACCACCGTTAGCAACTGGTAGCGTACCTGTAACACCTGTTGTTAATGGTAATCCAGTCGCATTAGTCAACACTGCTGCTGATGGTGTACCTAAGTTAGGTGTAACTAGTGTAGGAGAGTTTAGATCTGCTTTAGTAGCAATAGCCGTAGCTATGTTATCAAACTCTGTGTTGAGCTCAGTGCCTTTTACAACCTTATTCGCATTACCGCTTGGTAAGGAGTCTTTAGCAGCAAAGTTAGTGCTTTTGGTATAGTTAGACACAATCAATCCTCTTTAGTTGACTTTGTGACCTTAACTTTACTTTCTTGTTTTTTATCTTCTTCTTTTACTTCTTCATAGTCTGGATGCCTACGCATCTGCTCAATGTCGTATTCGTATTCAACATTCATTAAGTTGTTTGACCATTTGCATCTAAAAGTGACCATAGTAACCTCTTATATGAAAGAGGCTGCCGAAGCAGCCCCTCTTTAGCTTTTATTAGCTAGGGATGATCAAAGCAATACCAGCATCGTTACGAAGCTCTGCAACACCGTACAGCGTGTCAGCAGTGTACAGCGTAGCAAGGTACTCTTGCTTGTACTGAGCCTGTGAGCGAACAGCCATTTGCTCTGCAAGAACCATTGCATCCTTGTGGAACATCAAGCAAGCACGAGGAGCAGTACCGGACGAAGCATAAGCAGTGTCAGCGTTGCTGCTAACAAACACTTTAACACCGTACACATCACCGATCTGACCGTTACGAATGGTGTTGTTACCACCTTGCTCACCAACAAAGGCTTGTTCGGTGAAACGAGCAAGACCCATGAGGGTATTACGAGCAACAGGAGGAATAACCAAGTAACGACCATCTTGAGGTACGTTAGCATCGTCAAGACGCTGAATGGTACGACGAATAGCAGCATCAGTTAGTGCAGTTGCGTTACCAGCACCAGCACCACCAACGAAAGCTGTAGTACCATCACCACCGATGTAGGCAGTGGTTGTACCGGCTACACTGTAGTCACCGGTAGCGCCAGCGGCATGAGAGCCGTTGAAGAGACGACCGATCTGGATTAGATCAGAGTCAACCTGCGTAGCCAATGCATAACCAGCATCTTCAGTGTAGAAACGACGAAGCGAAGCAAGTGCTTGAACTTCGACGATGTCCTCAATCAAACGTGAGTATTCGTAGTGCTTGTTAATGGTAACTTGCACTTCAGACTCAACGTTCGCCTGAATCGTAACAGCAGTGTTAGCTGCTTTAGCGAATGCTGCACCACGAGTGGGGCTAGGAATATGAAGCGTATCACCTTTCTTACCACGCATCGTCATCTTGTTGACGAGGTTCGCCATAACAAGTGATTTCTTGTAAGAAGCGATGATTTCATCAGACCAAATCTCAGGTACAAATTTATCTGCGTTGGTCTTGTTTACGATGGAACCACTTCCACCAGGATAAGCTGCTGAAGCCATTTTAATGTCCTTTAAATTTTAGGTTATCGGACCCTACCATCGCTATAGGCTGACATGATGTCATCTTGTAGTGCCATATAACGTTCAGGGTCAGTCATTTGAAGTCGAATAAGATCTGCTCGACGATAAATTTTCTTGCTCGTCTCACCAGTAGCGCCATCAACTGCTACAGTAGCTGCTTTGAGTGTTTGATTACGTTGTTCCTGAAGCTGTTGTGCTGCTTGCTGAACAGTGTCCTGTTTAGCTTTCTTCAATGCTTTGAAGTTAGACAACAACTCATTAGCGGAATCGAAATCAAACTGTTTGTCTGCTGCTACGTACAATCTTTGACGTACAGGTGACTCATTTACCCATGAAGCAAACTCAGGATCAGTAATGACTTGAGTATAATCAGGGTGTGATTGAGCTAGCCTGTTTGCTGTTTGCATCCTAGCCATCTGTGTTGCAGCCTGTTGAGCCTGAACAACTGCTGGATGGGATTCAACTGCTTTGTTAACTGCCTTAACAGGATCGGCAAAAAAGTCAGTATCATCTTCGATAGCTTTAGCAGGTTGATCCTGCGGTGTGATTTGCCTTTTGATGAGTTCATCAGCTAACTTACGAACTTCTCCAACTTCCTGTGCTTGACGACCGATTAGCTTTTCAGCCTCTTGGTGCATCCTGATAATGTCATCCATCGATTTACCCTTATACTTCTCAGGGATCGTTGGTTCCTCTGGAGGTGGTGCTGATTGAGATTTAACTTCTTCAGCTTGAAATTCATCACCTACGACTTCATCATCTTGAGATT